TGCATTGTTAAATTGTGCATTTCCGTTAACGGTTAATAAGTTAGTAGCATAATCAAACGTGAAGTTTGCACTGGCGCCAAAGTTATTGTTGCCGTCATTGTATTGAATCTCTTTATTTGCGCCGGCTGCTTCTTGTAGGTCCCATGGCTGACCGTTAGCATACAATAGATTATTTGTTAGTACATTGCCGGCAGATACGTTTCCGTCAATATTAGCTGTATTTGCAAATACATTGTCCCAACGTGCTAAATTATTACCTAAACTATAACCACCAGAGAATGGATTTGCATTAGAATTAAATCGTGTAATTTGAGTATCAGGTGCAATAATCAAGTCTACAGTTGATGGTGTTACAATATAGTTATTGACACTAACATTACCGTTGGCAGTAATATTACCGCCAGATATGTAACCAGCGACATTCATTCCTGTGCTAGTTATTATAGCAACATTAGCAGTACCAGCACTACTAAATGTAATGTTACCATTAGCAAGAACTTGAATATTACTATTACCATTAGATAACCCTGAGGTACTAATTGTAACAAAACTTAGATTACCTACGCCATCTGTTTGAATTACTTGACCGTTACTACCACCGGTAATTATAACATTACTAATTGCGTTTAAATTTGCTTTGCCAGTAGTTGTAATATTATTAGTAGTGACATCACCATTTGCTAATATAATATTAGCTGGTGTTTCACCTACTGAGAAACCTGCTACCGAGTTTAGGGGTTTTAGTGCCATGATTGTATCCTATATATATATTTATCTAACATTCTTATCCAGCATACACCGTAATCAACATTTTATATGTGATTGGATTAGAAGAATTTGGGGTTACCATGAGTTCTAATGCCGGTGGTGTTATTATATTACCTGCATTATAATCTACTTCAAAGTTACCTACACCACCATTTACAAACAGACTTGCGTATTCAGTAAACTGTACTGTTCCGTTGTAATATAATGAACTAATTTTACATGATTGTCTACTTGGGCCGGCTGGCTCAGTAGCAATAATTTCAAATTCAACTCCTGATACATCTGCTATAGGAATTGAATATAATACTTGCGCTGGGGTTGTGCTTGCAGTTGTAGCAAAGTATACTAAACTAGTAGACCATTTATAAACTCCGGCTCCCATTTGGAAACTGTTTGCAATTAAGTTTCCACCAACTTGCATTGTTTTTGTATAATCATTAAAAGTGAAGTACGCACTACCACCAAAAGTCCCGTCATTATTAAATTGAACTTGTGTATTTGCACCACCCGGTGTGCCATTACCACCGCCACCACTTGCTGACCAAGCTAAGTTACCAGCACCGTCTGTTTGCAGAACATAACCATTTAGTCCACCAGATATATGCAAGTTAGAAACGTTACCTAAATTAACATTAGTAGCACCTTGGAAGTTTGCAGTTGCATTACTCTTAATAGACGGTACAGATAATATATTAGTTGCACTATCATAAGTGAATCCTGTATCACCACCAAACGCTCCGGCATCATTATACTGAACCATTTGGTTAGTACCGCCTGGACTACCTGTACTTGCAATCCATGACATATTACCTGTACCATCAGTAGATAAGATGTATCCACTAGATCCACCTGTCATTTTGACATTGGCAACATTACCTAAACTTAAATTACCGCTACTGAATGTGACATTTGGAATGCCGCCAAACGAACCTGCGTTGTTATATTGTAATTGGGTAGTTACACCGCCTGGTGATCCATTACCGCCGCCACCTCCGGCTGTCCATGTTAGATTGCCGGCGCCGTCTGTTTGTAGTACATATCCACTAGTACCACCTAAAATTCTAACGTTAGAAACATTACCTAAATTAGTAACACCATTAACAGTTAAGCCGGTCAATGTACCTGTGCTTGTAATATTTGGTTGAGCACTGACTGATACTGTTCCGGCAATAGCGGCGATAGCGGCGTATCCTGCTTGATTAACAGTACCAATTACATTAGATCCATTCACATTTGTTAATGCGTAACCGTTACCTACAAAATTTGTTGCAGTTAATGTATTTGTTGATTTATTAAATGTGAAGCTACTAGAACCATTCATTGTTCCGGCGTCATTAAACTGAACTTGTGTATTTGAACCTGCAGCCGGTGAAGTAAAAGTCACCCAAGATAAATTACCAGATCCGTTTGTAGTTAAAATTTGACCACTATTGCCACCGGTAATTATTACATTACCTACATTACCTAAGTTTGCTGTAGCACCAACTTGTAGTGTAGTGATGCTAGCAAAACCAGTTGTACTGATATTTCCTAAATAAGCATTACCCGATGTAGTTATATCAGTACCAATAGATATATTGGCAGCAACAATGATGTTATCTGAATATAATGTGTTTGTTACGTTGTTATAAGTGAATCCAGCATCACCACCAAAGTCACCATCATTATTATATTGTACTTGACTATTAGCTCCGCCGGGTGTGCCATTACCTCCACCGCCATTTCCTGTTTGTGCTGTCCATGTTAAATTACCAGAACCGTCTGTCTGTAACACATATCCATTAACACCACCATCAATCTTAACTGAACTAATATCACCCAAACTAATGTTTGAACCGTTCCAAGTTACAGTAGATATACCACCTAAATTGCCGTTGTTATTGTATTGTAATTGTGTATTACTACCACCGGGATTAGCGTTGAAGGGCTGACCATTAGCATAGAAAAAACTATTTGCGTAAACTTTGTTAGCAGTTACATTACCTGTTAAATTTAAAAAGTTTGATACTACATTGCCTGTACCGTCTATAACGGTTACAGCCGGAATTCCAACGGAGTATCCAGTTAATGTATTGAATAATTCTGATGCCATATGTTGTCCCGAACTTTTGTTATTATATATTTATCTATTTTGGTTAATTAAATAGCAGTAAAAAATCTACCCTGGTATCTTTTTTCTAAATACAAGTATGATTACTAGACAACCATCAAGACCAATGTGTGAACACTGCAAAACATCACTAGCTAAACAAAATGGTATAAGTAAACATGGGTTTAAAAAATGGCACAAGTATTGTTCAACCTGTGCTAAAGCCGCATATGATGACAAGTTTGGATTCTTGTTAAATAAGAAAAACAAATGTGAGAAGTGTGGGTTTATAGCAGAAGATACATGCCAACTTGATATTATTTATAAAGACGGTAATATAAAAAACAAAGAAAAATCTAACATGCGTACTCTATGTGCCAATTGCAATAGATTATATCAAAAGAAATTTAAAGAAAAAAAGAAATCTATATTAGATATTACAGTAGATACTGACTATAGAATATAGCCAACAAAAAAGCACTCCGAGAGTGCTTTTTGTTCCTTCCTGTGACACAGACCGAAGTCTGTGTTTCCCGAACAGAAAATTCCGATTTATTGGAAAGTTAAATTCTGGACCGCAATTTCCCCAACGTAATCAGCCGCATTACCGAAAGATGATGCAGTGTTAGTCAATTCGATGTAACCATAACGTGTCATAAATGATACGACTGGTTCGAATGTTGATGGATCTAGAACAACACCAGAACTCATCAATGGGATATATGGGCAATAGAATGCTGCCGCATCTGTCTCAGATGAACCTTTGTAACCAACCAATACTGGTTGTGTATCAGGAGCGTAAGAGTTAACGAACACACGCATTGCACCGTTCAATGTACCAACGAACTTAGTGTTAGTCGGAGCTTCGAATGTACCTTCTGTTGTACGAGCAAAAGCTGAAGTAGTTGCAGATTGCAATACTGTCAATGATGCAGGAGAAACAACAGCCCAGTTACCAGCACCACGACGTGTGCGTTGTGCAATCAAGTTAGCAACACGGTTGATTAGAACAGCTAAGGCAGCGTGTTCGTCACCAACGTAAGTAGCTGTACCTGATACAGTAGCTTGGTTAAATGTATACTCAGTTGTAGCTAGAGTAGCTAAAGACAATAGAATCTCTTGGTCGATCTCAGCAGTAATTTCTTGTGCTAGAGCGGCCATGATTTCTGCTTCAACGTCAATACCATGTTGGCTTTGAGCGTCTTGGGCAGCTTCGAATGTCCAGCGAGCTTGTAACTTACGTGATTTAGCTTCAACAGCTTGACGCAAGATTTGTACGCTGATTTGCTTACCGCCATTGCCTTCTAAGGCAGCAGTATCATTACCAGTGTAATAGCTAGTTGATGTATCACCACTTGGTGTGCGTGAATATGCTTGAGCAATTAAGAACGGGCTTAATGCTTCTTGACCAGCAGTAACGCTTGTTTGAGCGGCACTGTTATCTGTCAAGTTATTTGCATAACGTACACGTAGTGTGTGAATTTGACCAACTGGTCCTGTCATTGGCTGAACGCCTACCAATTCGTTAGCAATAACGGTTGGCATAACACGACGGATAACTGGAAGAATCACACGGTTTAATGTAGCGATATTACCAGATGTTGTAGTACCAGCTGAAGATTCAGCCAATAACTGCTTTTTAGTGTTTTCTAAAATAACACTCATAGTTGAGCGGCGAGTGCCCTTTAAGCCTTCTAACAGGGCTTCTTTGGTCTCGTCCCAACGGCTTTCTAATAGAACTTTTGACATTTTATATTTCTCCTAAATTATGTCTTTTTTTAAAGCCCTGCCAGACGTTTGATATCGATAACGTTATCACGTTGTTCCATATCAACTTCTTGTTTGGCAGCTTTATCACCAGTAACTTCTTTTACGCTTTCACGGATCATAGTCTTTGTGGACTTCTTCTCTGTGCCATTGTTCAATACGGCTGGTAGATACTTATCGAAAGTGCTTTGCAACTTTGGTGTTTGCACACTTTCTAGTAGGCTCTTCATTACTGAGGCCTTCTCATCGTTTAATGGAGCAAGTAAATCACTCATCATTTTTTCACGTTGATTAGACTCTTTAATGACACGAACCTCACGTTCTTTTGACTCTACTAATTTCTTAGTATTGTCGATTACTTTGCGTGATTCAGCTAGTTGTTGATCCTTTTCTTCTAATGCTTGCACTAGTTTACGTGTTTCAGCTTTATCATTTAAATGAGTAACTGAAAACTCGCTAGCGTAGCTTTCAAAGATACGGCGACCAAAGTTGTTTTCTTTTGCAACTTTAATGTCTTCTTTCAACTGGCTTAATTCACCCTTGAGATGTTTAGTTACAAGTTGATTCATTCTAGATGCAGATTCAGCAACAAAACGTGCCTTCAATGCTTCTAACTGTGAACGTCCTTCAGCAACTAACTTAACCTTCGCTTCTACAACTGCTTGTTTATCTTGTGAGAATTCTTTAATTTCTCTTGCCAAAGCATGAACAACGAATTGTTCTAACTTTTGCTGATTTTCTAGTTGTATTTTGCGTTCGCTACGTAGTTCTTTAATTTCTTCAGCTAGTTTAGTAACCATAAAATCATTGAATTTTGTTGCGTGTTCACGTAATTGTTGTTTAGCCAATACGCGGTCTTCGTTCATTGCTTGTCTCTCAGTCTGAAATTCTTCAATTTCAGTTGTTAGACCTTCTGTAACCATATTATCAAGGGCTTCTACCATCACGTTTCTGTCATGCTCATAACGTTGTGCGAATTCTTCGTGTAATTCTGCACGAACTTGTTGGCGGGCTTCATTCAATTTAGATTCCCATGCTTCATTTAACTGAGCACCGATATCCTCATTGATAAGTCCACTGTCAAGTAATGGCTTGATAGCATCAAACATGCTTATTCCCCTTTGTTAATTTTGAGATCCTTGATGAGGCGCATTACTTCCTCTTTCAAGTATTTCTCTACTTTCTTGTCACCTCTTGCGTCTTTTGCAATATCCAACAATTTATGACCATGCTTCATATTCATCATGCCTTCATATATTGCTTTAGGATACGCATTAGGTGCGCTAGGTTGTGCGACAATATCCACAGTGACTATTTCAAAGTCACTAACTTTACCGTTCATGTCGTCAACGTTTCCGCTACCACGACTTGATACGCCGAGTTTCACGCCACTTTGTAACATAGTTGTTACAAGGTCTCCCATTGGAGTTGGTAAAATTTTTAATTTACCAAAGCCATTAGCTCCGTCCATCCACATGCTAGTAATCATATGTGATACACGGTCTAAGTTAATTTTTAAGTCATCTGGGTGATCTACTTCACCTAATACTGAGTAACCACTAGTAATTTGCTCATTAAGAGTTCCGACTGCGCTTTCAATCTCAGAAACAGGGTAAACACGCTCATTAGCGTTCTTTACCCCACCCTGAATGAAGATCCCTTTCATATAAAGGTTCTTCTTGTCGCCTTCACTGACACTTTCCACAACCATTCCGGCTCGGTCAAATGTCAAGTGCTCTTTGAGATACAAAGCCATTCTCTCAGATTCCTTTAGATGCGTCTTTTAGCAGTACGTGATTCTGCTACTGGACTACGAACTTTACCTGCTTCGTCTTTAGTTACTGGCTTAGGTGTAGATTCACCTTTTTCACTAAAGTTGTTTTGTGCAGGAGCATTTTTCCATGAACTTGCACCCTTAACAGATGTTTCACCTTTGCTATATGCATTAGTTGGACCTTTTGGGCCTGTTGGGTTAGATTCTGTACCACCAGAGAAATTAACTGGCTTAGAATCCATACCAGCTTGACCGCTGTTATTTAAATTCGTGCTTCTTGTTTGAACACCGTTGTCACCGTGTGTAACAGAGACTTTCTTCAATGTGATAGCTTCCATCATTGCGGCTTCGTCTTCTTCGCCGGCAGCCATGTCCATTTCACCAGCAGCCATGTCTTCTTCATCGTCAGCCATATCCATTTCATCAGCGTCACCGTCAGCCATGATATCTTCAAATTCAGCCATCAATTGGTCTAACTTGTCTTCGAT